TAATTTCTTTTTGTTGTGAATAAAGCTCATTACTCATTTGAGATATTTCCTGTTGGAGAAAAGCGATTTGTTCTTCAAGCTTTTTTACTGAATTTTCCATATAAATTTAACTCCATTTTTGAAGATAAAAAACAAAAAATGAATATATACTGAAAGTGATTATTAGTTCTGCTGATAATAAATCCATTAAAATTTTTTCATTTCTAAAAACTTGTCACTTAATCAATAGATTTTTTAAGTGATGCAATTCTAGCCTCTACTTCTTTTAAAGCTTTATATATCTTATCTTTTTCTTGAGCGTTTAAAGACGTACCACCAGGACTATCTGGATCTAATGCTTTCTCCGTAACGTCTGTTAAATTTCCTATTCTTGAAACTATTTGCATTATGCTTTGTTCAATTGAACTCTGTATATTGCTTTCACTTCTTTTTTTTTCAATTACGTGAAGAAAAGTATTGAGCAAAGGTGTTCCCTCATTTTGTCTATCAAGAATAATATCTAATTTAATTGCGTCCTCTAGATGAAGAACATTGTCTTTGTTTGAGCTATCTGAACATTTTCTAAAGTGAGATAAACTTTTTCCTGTTGCAGCTTTTACCTCTTCTTCTTTTAAGCTTTTCAAACTATGAGCTAAAGCTTGTTCTATGGTTCCAAAATCTCTTACTACAGTCATAAAGTCCTTATTTTACTCAATGAAAAATAAAAATTCTATTTCATTATATCTTCATAATTAACTCATTTATACCTTGATTATTCATATCTTAAAAAATACCCCTGGTTGATCTCTCTCCTCCAGGGGTTTTTTTTAGTGAAAAATCTAATTTTTATTTCATTAAAACCCCTCATCTAATTTTAGTAGCTTTATTGAAAAGGAGAAAATATGAAAAAAATAATACTAATAATGCTACTGTTACAAGCTTGTAGTTATAAGCCAGTTATAGATACTGCAGGAAAATCAGGAACTTTTAATACAGATCAAGCAAGAGAAATAACAAACGATGTTCAACATTGTAATAAAATAGCTAGGGACAATTCTACCTTTGTTGGAAATATTGTTTATTGGTCTTTAAGTCCAACAATGGATACTAAAAAGGAATCGTTGATCAGAAAATGTCTAATTAACAGGGGCCACAGTGTGTTAAATTAAAATGAAAAAAGAAGTTATTGATTTAAATGCTAGTTGGTATGGAGGGGGATTTCACTTTCAACTCCTTAAAGATAATAACGGGTTAGTAACAGAAAATTATTTTGAAAACAGAAAACCCTCTATAATTAAAGATTTAGAGATACTTAATTTTTGGAAAAAGATGGACAAAATAAATGTTTGGAAGTGGCATAAGAAATACCCCTATTGGAAACAAAAATATGAGCCTTTAACCGACGGTTGTGTTTGGGAGCTAAAATTAAGAGATAAAAATGGTAGAGTTAAATATTCTACAGGACACGAAAGTTTTCCTAGAGATTTCAAAAAGTTAATTAAAGAGTTAAACATACTGTTTGGAGCAAATATTAAATTCTAAATTAAGATATGGTAAATTAAATTATGAGTATTAAAACTAATCCTAAAAATATAAAAGGAATGAGAGGATCTTGGTTTGCAACAGCACCAGGTTTTGAGGAGCATTTACCTATAATGTGGAGCTATGAATATAATGGCAAAACTCATATTTTAGAGACAGGGTGGATGAGTTTATTAGGAACAGAGTCGAAAAGAAAACACTTCAGAAATTTTTTCAAAGAAAGAATTGATAAAGATATTCCTGTAGTACTTGCTGAAGCAAAAGATAAAAACAAACATCCTCACGAGAGGAAACATTACAAAGCGGTTTATAAAGCTAAAGTTTTAGCATATGAACCTGAAATTAAATTAGAGTTTAAGGAAATGTTATAAAAAAATGAATATCACAAAGATTATTCAAAATGCAGGTTCTTGGAAAGATTTAAATAAAACTTTAGAAAGCTTTACAAAATCTAATAGATCAAAATTTGCAGGAGATATCTTTGAGCATTTAACAAAGCTGTACCTTGAAACAGCTCCTCAATACAAATCTAAATTGAAGAAAGTTTATTTAGAAAAAGAAGTGCCTAGTAGTTTAAGAAAAAAACTAAACTTACCAGATACAGACGAGGGTATAGATATAATTGCAGAGACTAATGACAATGAATATTGGGCTATTCAATGCAAATACAGATCTAATTCAAATGAAACATTAACCATTAAAGAAGATCTATCTACATTTAACAATCTTGCTTTTACACATTGTAAAAATATCACGCACGGGATTGTTTGTGCGACAGTTAATAAACCACCAAAAAAGATAAAGTTACTAAAATCAATTGGATTTGAATTATTAGAAACTTGGCTTGGATTAGATGACGGTGATTTATTTGATCAAATAAAAGCTAAATGTGTTGGAAAGAAATATAAGCCTATTGTTTTAAAACCAAGGCCTCATCAAGTAACAGCTATTAAAAAAACCATAGATCACTTCAAGTCCAATGAACGAGGTAAGATCATTATGCCTTGTGGAACGGGTAAAAGTTTAACTGCGTTTTGGATTGCAAAACAAATGGGCGTTAGATCAATTTTAGTTGCCGTTCCAAGTTTAGCTCTTTTACAACAAACTTTAAAAGTTTGGACTAGAGAGTTTTTAATCAATGGAATTGAACCTGAATGGTTTTGTGTATGTAGTGATGGAACCGTTAAAGATGAACAAGATGATTATGTAACTGATACTGCTGATCTTGGTATTAAAGTTGATACTGATCCAAGTTTAATTAAACAATTTCTAAAGAAGAAGACATCAAAGATAAAAGTAGTCTTTACTACTTACCAATCTGGAAGAGCAACAGCCAAAGGATCCAAAGGATTTACTTATGACCTTGGAATAATGGATGAAGCTCATAAGACAGTTGGATCTAAAACTAAAGAGATGGCTCATCTACTTCATCAAAAGAACGTGAGGATTAAAAAATGTATCTTTATGACGGCAACAGAGAGATTATTTAGAGGGGATAGTGATGAGTTTATGTCTATGGATGATCCTAGAGATTATGGATCATTAATCTATGAGTTAAGTTTTAAGGAAGCGATTAATTCAAAACCACCTATTATTTCTGATTATAAGATCATTACATTTGGAATAACAACACCAGAAATTGAGGAAATATATCAATCTAATAAATACCTAGAGGTTAAGAAGGTATTAAAAGATATTACAGCAAGAGAGTTTGCAACCGCTATTGCATTAAGAAAAGCAATTAAGAAACTAAAAATTAAGAACGCTATATCGTTTCATAGATCAATAAGAAGAGCCGATAACTTTAGAGTACAACAAGATCTAATTACAAAGATTTTCCCCTCATATGGAAAGTTAAAATCCTTCCACGTTAGAGGAGATATGCCAACATCGGATAGAGCAATTCAAATGAGAAATTTTGCTGAAGGTGAAGGGTTAATGACTAATGCTAGGTGTTTAACAGAAGGTGTAGATTTACCCGCTATTGATTGTGTAGTGTTCACTGATCCTAAAAGAAGTAAAGTTGATATTGTTCAAGCTGCTGGACGTGCACTTCGATTATCAAAAGGTAAAAAATTTGGCTACATACTAATTCCAATATTTATTCCAGATGGAGCAGACTTTAATGAAGCTGCAGAAGAACAAGGGTTTGATGATGTTGCAATAACTGTCAGAGCTTTAGCCACAACAGATACAAGGATTACTGAATATTTAAGAGTAATTTCAGAAGGTAAAAAACCTAGAGGCGGCTCTCCAGTTGATGGAATAACTTCAGTAAATAGTCTCTATAAAATAGAAGCAGAAGAGTTTGATAAGGCAATCAAACTAAAAGTTTGGGATAAAGTATCAAAATCAAATTATCGTTCATATGAAGAAGCTAAAGAATATCTTAAAAATCTTCACATCAAAAATTCTAGAGAGTATGGAAAGAAAATTAAACAACTACCATTAGACTTTCCCTATCATCCCGAGAGAGTTTATAAATTCAACGGTTGGATCTCATGGGGAGATTTTCTAGGTACAGGATATCAACATGAAAAACAATTTCTTGATTACAAAGATGCAAAAAAAATAATTCATAAACTTAAATTGCTTTCTCAGTATGAACATCGAGATTATGCAAGAAAAAATCCAGTTTTTTTTATGAAAAATAATTTATCAACCTATCCAGCTGGTTATTATATTAAACGTGGAACCTGGGTATCTTGGGGAGATTATTTAGGACATGGAAGGGTTGCCGATCAATTTAAAAAGTTTTTAAATTATAAAAAGGCCAAAAAGTTAGTTCATCAATTAAAGTTTAAAAAAGCTCGGGACTTTGGTGAATATGCTAAGTTGGGAAAACTTCCATCAAATATACCCTCAGCGCCCCAAAATCATTATAAAGATAAAGGATGGATTAGCTGGCATGACTTTTTAGGAACTGGATTTATCGAAATCAAAGATAG